GGATTTCCTCGCTGTCCGGGCGCTCCCGCTGCTGCGTCTCGGTCGCCTCGGACATCTGCAGGAAATACAGCACCTGTTCCCAGTTCCGGAACCGCACTCCGCGATCATCGATGTAATACTTAGCCGCGAGCTTCCAGTTCGTGACGAGGATCTCGTACCGGTTGTTCCAGAATGCTTTCCGGTTTCCCGGTGATCCCTCGTCGTAGTAGTCGGGAGTAATCCGGACATCCGACTTTCCCCGGAACTGGTTCCGGAGCCACCAGGTAACCTGGTCTACCGGCCGGGACGTGAAGACGAATATGGAATAATTCCCGAGCAGGGTATTGAGCGTCTCGATAGCCCCGGGAACAGGCGGGTCATAGATTGTGCCGTCCTGCCAGCCTTTGGAATACCCATGGATTACCCCGTCGAAATCCACCGCGATAGTGCCTCCGGATGTCACTGCCCCGCCCTGCCTCTCCCTGCGTCGTTCCCCAGAATGTCTGTCAAAGACTGTGGCGGCCTGCCTACCCCTTCGGCAACACCGTGGCGTGCCCAGTCGATGTGATCCGGCGGGATATGGCGGAGCAAATGCGACTGCCCGGAAGTGATCTTCTCACCGATCTGCACGATCACTCCGTGTGGTGAATAGCCGCGCTCGATAAGGCCGATGCCGTAGTTCCCGTGCTCGTCCAGAACGACCACCGTGAAATGCTGCTCTTGCGGAATGGGATGGTCTATTCCGTCAGACCTCGGTTCTCCGGTAGAATCCGGCATCTTTCCTCCCCTTGATCTCGGCAGCGATCTTCGCGAAGTCTTCCCGGAATGCTTCCCGGAGTGCGTCACTGCGCAGTGCCGAAGGGTGGTACACCGGAAGTACCGTCCACCTCCGGGTGGACACCCCGAGCTTGACACCGGCCATCATCTGGCCGTGGATCTTCGCGAGTGAGAAGCTCCGGAAGAGATCCCCCGTGACGGCCGTGAAAGCGCTCCTGCCGAGCGTGACGAGCAGCGGGGCCATCTCGGTACCGGGGCCACGGTCTAGGCTGTGAGCGACCACCGCAAGCTCGCGGAAGAGGTACGGGCGGGATGCCTCTATCTCGTACTCTTCCGGTGCCCGGGTGATATTGCCGCCCGGCTCCCGGGGCCAGTACTTCACTGCATTCGTGATCCACATCTTCCGGCGCTTGAGCCCGGCCTCATCAAATTCTGCATTAAGCCGGTTTCCAGATACCCCGACAAACGGGTGCCCCTCCGCCGCCTCCTTCTTGCCCGGAGCCTCGCCGACGAAAATAGCCTCCGGGCAGTACGATCCCTCACCAGGAACGAAAGGATCCTGAAGATCCTCGAATTCCCTAGTTTCCCGGTACTGCATGTAGATTGCCGCTAGCGCCGCACTGGTCTCCGGATTCGGTTCGTGTCTGCTCATTCTCCCGCTCCTTGCATGCTCGGTAGAGCTTAGTCCTCTTGCAATTCTCGCAAGTGACCAGCCTAAGATCGGTCGTCGTATTGTGCGGAGGGGAGCCGCAGGCCGCGTGCCCGCTTCCCGGTCCCTGCTGCAAATGGTTCTGGAAGTTCCACACGTTCCGGTCACGCCGGGGTGGCGAAGCAGGAACGACGACACAGACCGAGGCAGCCATCCGGGCGTTCCGCCGTGCCCGGTCTGCTCCCTCCCGGTCTCCTTCCCGCATCCGGACCCGTGCCACCTGCCGCCACAGTTCGGCCGGTGACGGTTCACCCCACATCGATCGGCTCGACGGCGAAATCGTCATTGAAGTCGTGCGGCTGTCCCCATGATCCCCACGGCGCGAGCCCGTCCGATCGCATGAGCATCCCGCAGTAGTTGATGAGATCGACAGGATGGTCTTCGGTCCACGGTGGCTTGCCGTTTCGCCAGCAGCGGAACCATAGCCGGGCAGCCTTCTTCCGGACTTCGATGACGATAGGCATCCACCCACCTTCCCGCCATGTGGCGCCCTTGGGATCGTATCCGCGCTCGCACACGATCTGCAGTGCAGGCAGGAACGCATCGGTTAGCTGCGCAATTGCGTCGGGGGTGGGGTCGAGCCCGCACGCGGTCATGAATTCCGCAGCCTTCTGGAAGATATGCTCCCGTTTCGCGAACTCGGTCTTTTCCTCGACACCAGAAGAACGCTGCTCGTAATCTTCGATAAACTGGCGTTCCATTCTCTCGGTCATCTTAGCCATTGAGGCCCTCTTCCTTGGCCAGCCATCCGCCGCCGAGCACACCGAGGAGACCGGCCGCGTACGTGATCTCCTGGCTCACGGTCGGGCTAAGGTGCCACCCTTGGCGAGTCACGACGTACGCGACTCCGGTGGTGATCGCCCACGCGAGACCGGCAGCGATGACCTTCTTGGAGAACGGCTTGCCGCCGTTGATGGCCATCGCGATCTTGCCAATCCCGGTCGGCGGTCCCGCCACGGCGAGGAGGGGAGCGGAAGGAGAGAGAGACGGGATAACGGGCGGGGGCGGGGGAGTATCGGGAGTGGTCATGACGTTGTTCCCTCCTGCCTCCAGTGGAGGCTGGTTGTCCGGGCTGCTGCCGGGTTGAGCAGCCACTCCTGGGGCCTGATGGTAAATGGGTGTCCCCACTTCTCGTCACTCCATCTCTCGCTCGGGACACCAGCTTTGTGGAAATTCTCAACGCGATCCCGGATCGAGCAGTACCGGTCCGTTGCGGCCATGAATTCACACTTGCCAGTGAAGTAACAGATAGGCCGGAATATGTCCGCGATCGTATCGTATTCCCACCGGTTGGAAAGCCGCTTCTGCTCCGCCCCGCGAGCCCGGATGGCCGCGATCATTGCCGCCCACACGACTCGCCACTCGAACTGGGCTTGTGTGCACAGCCGGTTTCCCGCATGTTCGACCAGATTCCGCAGGTTGGTCTTGTAGTGCACCTTGGTCAGAATGTCGGTCGGCAGCAGCCCGCGTGCATCCTCGGCCGGTATCCCCTCGTTAACCAGACTTAGGTATTCATCACCGATGAATACGACCGCATTGTGCCACCGGACCCGGGCCGGATGGTCTTCCGGGAGTGCCTCGATTGACGGCGGCATGCTCACACCGTAGCTAGCGTCCTCCTTGACTGCGAACCGCTGTGATTCCTGCACGTAAGCCGCCGTGCGCTGCCGGACTAGCTGGTGCGTGAATGAACGGGGAACATTCTCGAACAGGAAATGCAGGTCGATGAATTCGAGCGGCGTCTGCAGCCGGGTTTTCGTCATGTCCCGCCACCATTCGAGCGCGGTCTCTTTCATGACTCCCTGTGGATCCCGGACCACGCTGCCCCGGTAAAGCTCGGACGCTGCAGCCATCGTCCGCAGCGGGTAGGGGGTCATGGACACGAGCGTTACGACTGGCCGGATAACTCCGCCGTCGTGACTGCCCTCGGCGTTTACCGGAGCGGCCGGGTACATCGCCACGTCGGACCAGTTCTGCAGTTCCTTGCTAGGCATAGTCCGCCGCCGCCTTGCGCAGTTGTGTCACGAGCATGAGGTTGCGCTCGGACTGCCCGACGATGAGGTTGAGGCCAATTCCCCACTTCCAGAATTGGTGGTGCTCCTCATCGTTGTACTGGTTGAAGAAGGTATTCTTCCAAGTGTCCTCGGTGAAGAAGGACCGGTGCCCGAGATCGTGAAAGGCTCCCTGCGACCGGAAGTAGGGCACCCCAATGTTGAGCACTCCTCCGGGCACGAGTACCCGGAGGCACTCCCGGAGCACCCGGATAACGGCCTCCGGCTCAAGGTGCTCTAGGAAATGGAATGCGTAAATGTTGTGGACACTGGAATCCGAATACGGGATATCCATTGTCCGGGCATCCCAGTCCGGCAGGTCGAGCCGCACCGATTCACCGATGGTCTTGCGCCCCGCACCGAGGTTGAGGTTGATCTCGGTTCCGATCCAGTGCAGTTCATGGCGGACCAGGAATACCGGCAGCCTGCGGTCGATCACTGCCTGAACCAGTTCCACAGGTTCCCTAGGTTCCGGCCAGTTGCTCATACTGTCCTCCCGTTCACTCGGATGTTCAGTTTTTCAGTCGATCTTCTTGCCTGCCAGGACGCGTGTCCACGCATCGGCTCTCTGGTCCGATATGAGTGCATTGCGCGTGTCATAGTAGGCCGTGTCAACCCATGTCTGATTCCGCCACGTCCCGAACCGCCCGGTACGCAGGACGCCGGGATGGCAGTTGCAGTTAGTTGAGATTGGCTTCCGGACTACCCGGACCTTGTTCGGCTTGAATCGCTCCCGGACATCTGGTGCGGCCTGCATTGGCCATTCGGTCACCTCGGTACCGAAGATCCGCGAGCTTCTCGACCAGGGAACCTCCGGGTCGCCGCTGAATATGATCGTGTCGTCCGGCTGGGATGAGTAGATCGCAGGCTCGGTCACAATCACCGGGCAGTCCCGGAATACGTGAACGCTCCGGCGTACGCACATCTCGTTTGCCGGAGCAGTGTTGATCATCAGTACTTCCGGGTCGTCATTGGCGTATTCGGAAACCGTCCACGGGGCCACTCTGCGGTCTTCGATGAGATCGGAATACTTGTCCCACAGCAGGTCGTACGTCTCCGGGAACCGCCACGCGTGATAGCCAGGCTCCAGTATGTCTCCGTTGATCCCGATGTTGATGTCGCCGTACAGCTTGTACCGGTAGTCGAGAATGCCACCACCGATAACGATCTGGCGAATGTAACCATCGGGGTGAGACTTGTTGATGCCGGGAATCGGCCGCTGCAGCAGCAGCGGGCCACGCTGCGGTGTCTTCTGTTTCGGCGCGATCACCCGCACCGGGTATTCGAGCCCGGCCGCAGCATGCGCCGCAGCGAGCCCGGCCGGTCCGCAGCCGATCACGGTAACCCGGTTAATCCTGCCGCTAATCACGGAATCTCCAGCCGCCCATTGTCCGGTAGTGCCGCCCGTACTCCTGCTCAAGAGCAGTTCCGGAGGCCGTGAAAGTGAGGGAGTTCTCACCAGTCCTCTCGATCTCGATGCCCGGCTTCTCGACCGCGATCGTGGTGACGCTGCCGTTTGCGAACCGGATGAGAACCTGGGCTTCCGCGATCACGCCGTCTCCGCCGCCCACAGCGCTCATGCAGTCCACTCTTCTGTCCTGGATACGTTCCCGGTTGTCCTGGCCGTGAGGGAGAGTGTCACGACTCCGCCTGCCCACAGCAATCTGTGATCCTGCTCGGACGGCTCTAGGAGTGTAACTATGGTCTTGTGCCCGTCCCGGTGGTACAGCACCACCTCTAGACGGCTCAGGTCGAACTGCGGACCTTGTTCCAGAATCGCAGAACGTGGTTCAGCCACAGGTGGCGCAGCGGGAGCGGCGTCGATCTCGGCCTGTGACAGCGGACCTGCCACGGTCGGCGGCTCTTCGCCCGGAAGCCGGTCCTTGGACCGTGGCATACTGGACGGAGACGGCGGAGTGCCCGCCCGGCTGCGGCGCTTCTTGATCGCCTCACCGAGCGGGCCGTCCACCGGAGCCGGACCGGGTAGCTCCGTTGGGGTATCGGACATGCTCCCGAACCCCGATGGTCCTGTGGTCACTCTTCGACCTCCGGTTCCCGGGCCGCGTGCGCGTGCCGGTCGTCGTCGCCACGGAACGCGCCGGAGTTGTGCTGCCGCATGTGCGCGCCCCGGTAGCCGCGAAGCGGAGCGCCACCCTTGAGCTTCGTCTGGCCCGCACAGAGAGAGGGATGCCGCCCGAGCATGTGCTTGATGAACGTGGCATCGTCCATGTCTTCGTGCGCCGCTACTTCCGGGATCCCGTCGTCTGCCCCGTCGCCGTAGGGGTCGCCACCGTCCGCTTCGCCCTCTGTGGCGTCCTCATCGCCCGCTCCCGGGGACTCCTCCGCCGCAGCCTCCGCTTCTGCCACCGCCTCATCCACGGACGCTTCTTCGGCAGCCCTGGCCTTCTTCTTGGCCTTCTTCCGGGCCTTCCGGGCCTTCCGCTCTTCTGGTGTCTCGTCTTCCCTGTTCTTATCCTTGTCCTTGCCCACTATGTTTGCCCTCCTTTGAGGTCTTCGGATCGCGGCGGTTCCGGTGCGTGCACGCCACGAGCCCGTTGCGCACGTTGCGTACCCCGATGCCGTTGCAGTCCTTGCACTGGTGTCTTGCCTCGTCGCAGCCAACCGAGCCGCGCGGGCACCGGGAACAGTCGGGATTGTGCGGGCCACGGTCGATCTTGGCCGACTCGTCGTAGATAGAGGCGTCAAGAGCACGACTGGCAAGGGACGACGGCTTGATCCCCATCAAGCATCGTTCCGCAGGTACTTCGCAGCCTTGCTGGCAATCTTGAGCTTGCTAAGCTCGTCCGGTGTGGCATCGCTGTCGTTCGCGCCGGTTAGCCCGAAATGCTCGGCGATAAGGCTAAGCTGCTTCCTGGTGAAGTTCTGGTTCGGCGGGCACTTCGCGCGCTGCTTGAGCGCCCGGTATACCGGCAGCATCCCGACCACTTCGCGAGCCGTGGACACGACACCGAACCCGAGCATGAACTGCGGGTCGTACGACTGGACCCGGTTCCGGATCCGCTTCCGGTTCCGCATGAGCCACTTGGCCGCGTTCGCCGCGTGCTCGGCAGTCATCTCGGAAATCCGGACCGTCACGAACCGGCCGTCGATCCATGCCTGCCACGTTTCTTCCTGGACAAGCGTCTCCACGAAACGCTCGTTGTGCTGGTTACGCGCCTTCCGGAATGCCGGACTGTCAACCGCGTAGGATCGCCCGAATGTCATGTCTTCCTCGAACTGCTCGCGATCCCAGTCTGCCATGTCGCCCATTGCCTGTCTTGCCTCCCGTTCTAGTGGTGGAACCCGCCCGGCCCGGGTCTGTAGCCGTGCTCACGGAGACTGCAGGCGCGCATCTTGCGCCCCCGGGCCGGGCAGGACAATCACACGCTATCGCTACCACTTCCGGAGGACAAGGGGGTTCCGGAAGTTCTGGAGGTTCCGGCTAGAAGGGATCCTCTTCGCTCTTGCCCTTCTTGCCCTTCTTCTTGGCCTTGTCCTTCTTCTTGCCAGAGCCGTTGCTTCCGGCGTCCTCGTCCCACGCGTCGGCATCGAACGGGAGGTAGCGGCCGACGTTGACCTGCCAGTCTCCCTCGTACCTGCGGCGCTTCGTGGACACCTGGCACCGGGAATCGTCGGAGCCCGGCTCCCACGTGGCGATCTTGCTAACCGAGCGGCCGAGAGTCTCGTTCTCGTCGTCAGTCACGTCGATCCTGCTCTTCACATCCTTGACCTTGAGACCGAAGATCATCAGGAACGGCTTGTACCGGAACGCCGCCGTTTCCACGAACGTGATGTTGTCCCAGATCGGGAGGCCGTTGTACTGCGCGAGATCGCCGCCGTTGGCCTCGGCCTCGAACAGCGTCTTGAACATGAAGTTGTTGTTGGATGACATCGTTGCCCAGACGCGCTTGATCCTGCCGTTGAGGATCGTGCCGCGCGGCGGCAGTTCGCCCTCGTACTCAGCGAAATCCTCGCGGTCGGTGTACTCCGCCTCGTCCAGAGCCTTCTCATCGAAGTTCGTAACCTTGAGCTTTGCCACTTCTAGCCCTCCTGGCTATCGTGCCGACTTGGCTTTGCGTGCCTTAGAACGGTCCCTCTTGAATTCAGCGCTCCCTTCTATACTGGCTATGATCCTCGGCATCACCGACAGGTCTCCCTCTTTCACGTCGATGTACCGGGGGAGGCACATGTAGCGGTCCTTGCACCACTGATATGGACCCCACGCTTCGGTGAGGATCCGGTGCACCGCCTTCTCGGAATTGTCCTTGCGGTTTTTGGCCGGAGCGAGCCCGATGAAGAGGACTACATCCATCTGGGCTGTGATGTACCCGGAGATCTCGTAGTCCTTGCCCTGGATCGCCGGGATGTTGAGGTCTTCGCCCTCGGAATCCTCGCGGTGCATCATGTTGGCCGTGAAGATCGTGTTGATCTCCATCTCGATGATCCGGTCCACGAAGCGCTTGAACATGTTCTGCCACTTCTGGTGATCCTGAATGGCAGGAATGTCAAGGTCACGGGCCTCGTTGTCCTCGTTGGCCATCTTGAGGATCCACCGGACGAGGAGCACCTGCATCTTCGTGAGGGAGTCGATGATGAGCCAGTCGAACTCTCCGGCGTGTGCGTCGATCCAGTTGAGCGAGGCTTCGACGTGATCCCAGTCGTACGCCTTGAGCACCTTAGCCGTGGACCCAAGCCGCTTGGCCGAGATCACGCCTTTCTCGGTAGTCAGGAAACAAGCCTTCGGAGCCATGCCCGCAGTGCCCGTCTTCCAGGATCCCGGATCCCCGAAAAACATGATGTTGACCGACTCGTTGAACGCGCCGAGATCCTCCGGGGCCACGGTGGGCAGCTTGCGCCCCTTGTTCCGGTCGATCGGTGCCCCGCGCTGCTTAGCTGCTGCGGGTTTCCGGCTCTTGAGCGTTACGACGTTGCCAGCCACTATTCACCCCTGCTCTCTGCGGTCTCCCGCTGCTCGTGTGCGACGACGAAAGAGGTCTCCGCACCGTGCTCATAGATCTTGTCGGCCTCGATGTAGAGCGTACCTGCTGGCTCCGGTGAATCCCGCTCGAACTCCGGCACCTTGCAGAGCGTGACCTCAACGAACCGGCCCAGGAACAGGCCCGCACGGTTCGAGATGTACCCGTACACGATCCGGTCGCTGAGCGAGTCCGCTCCCGGCTGGTACTTGAACCGGAGCCACTGCGCCACAGGTGCCGAAGGAGTGTTGAGCCGCCGCCGTGCATCCTGGAGATCCTGAGAATCTAGGGTCGGTACCCGGCCGCCGCTCATGTCTTCTTCTTAGCGGTCTTCTTGGGGGCCTTCTTCTTCGGCTCCCGGGCCGCTGCCCGCTCGTCGGCGCGCTTGGCCGCGTCCTTGTTCACGACGTGCTTGACCGGAGCGGGATCACTGGTCATATTCTTGACCCACGTCCCGCCAATCTTCGTAAATCCCATAGCCCTCATGGCAGCATCGGTTTTCTTCACTACGCAGCCTCCACAGCAGCCGACTTCCGGTGATCCGCGTACGGATCCCGCTCGGTATACATGGCCTTCTTGTACCGCTCGAACGATACCCCGCCCCGGTCGTGCAGTACGCACATCTCGAAGAATGGGCACTGCCAATGACAGGTCCAGTCCGGCGATTTCGTGAGCGGCAGCTTTCCTTTCCGGATCTTTCCCATGATCACGGCTTCGTCCTGGATCGCCTCAAGCTGGCGCCTTCGCCGTCCGGCGTCCTTCTCAATGAGCGGGCGGTCGAACAGCGGACCCGGCTGAACCTTGGAGATAGAGCCGTTCTGGTTCAGAGCCCGGCCCATCGAATCCTTCGGCCGCTCGTCCGGCAGCGACTTCTTGAGGTAGTTGTACTGAATCCCCTTGATGTTCTGCCCCTTGGACAGCACTCCCTGTTCCCGGAGCACCGACTGCGCCACGAGCCAGTACGTACCGGCTTGCGTGTCTATCTCAAGGTGCGCGGAGCCGAGCGCCTTCGCCGTCTTGTGCTCCATGAGGTAAACCTCGTCGTCGGACTTGTCCCGGTACACACCGTCGAACGTGCCCGCCATGACTACAATCGGTTTACCCGGCTTATCCGGGTGCGGGATCTCTACCTGGAACGGCTGCTCGGTGGCGATAACATCCCAGTTTTTGTCGATTGCGTACTTGTCATAGTACCCCTTGAGCATGTGCTCCCCGAGTGTGGCCGCGTCCACGAACACGTCTTCCCGGTAGTCGTCAGAGCCAGTAGCGTGTGTCCGGATCTCCTCCGTTTCCCCCTTGACCCACCTGTTCCATGCCACGTCCGGCCGCAGCCCGCGTTCCGCTCCGGGACGGTACCACTGCGCGAGCACCTCATGAACCCCGGTGCCGAACCACAGCGCGCTAGCTGGCTCGTATGAGCCGGTGAGTCCTTCCCGGTAGGTCCACCACCACTTTTGCGGGCAGCGCCGGAACGTCGATCTCTCGGAGTTGCGCAGGATCGGCACGTCACCCACGGACTAGCCCCCTTACCAGACCCGGCAGGAGCGATCCGACGCACACGATCATGGAATGCGTGAGCGGATCCCACCTCCGGTGCGCGATGAGCAGCCCGTGCTCGGTCTTCCGCTCCTTCTCGCAAACCCGGCAGTAAGCCCAGTTACTGCCTCCGCTGCCTTCTCCGCCCATTAGTGCTTGCCTCCTGTAAGTACCGCTGCCGCGATGAAGAGAATAACGACCCAGAACACGAACGACTTGAATGCCGACGAGGCTGCTTCTCGCGCCTCCTGAACCCGGGTGCTGCGCTTGAGCCCGCCGCAGATAAGCAGCAGCACGACGAACGCCGCTAGTGCCACGGCCGCAACTGGTTCCCGTAAAAGCCAGAACCAGTGGAACCTCCGGAACCCCCGGACCCCACTGGTTGACAAACAGTCAAGATGTGCATGTGATCTCCCGTTCGCTGCCGCACAAAGCACAAGAGCCGCCGTGCGGGAGGCTAGCTTACCCCGCGCGGCGGCTCCCGGCTACCCGGACGCCGGATCGGCTTAATACGGGGCGGGACGCCCCTTGCCAGCAGCGGCCTTCGCTCCGGACGACTTCCGGGCCTTGGACTTGGCCGGGGGAGCGGCCTCTTCCGGCTCGATCGAATCCGGGTCCACGGCGGGGGCCTTCGTGGTGGCCTTCTTCGTCGCCGTGATGCCCGCTGCGGGCCTCCGGGTACGCGCCGCAGGCTTGGCGGCCGGGCTTGCGCCCGCCTTCGCTGCGGCGGTCTTAGCGGCTCCGCCACGGGCTGGCGAAGCGGAAGTGGTGGTCTTCGTGGCGCGGGTCTTCGCCGCCGCCGCAGGCTTGGCCGTGGCCTTCGCGGCAGGCTTGGCCTTCGCGGCAGCCGCCTTCGCAGCCGCAGCCTGTTCCCGCTCCTCCTTCTTCGCGGCGCGCTCGGACGCGCGGTCGAGCTTCTCCTGCTCCTTGTCGGCGGCGGCGGCCTGCCGCTCCGCGAGGTCGGCCTGGTTCTCGGGCGACTTCTGGTGCAGCATCCGCATCGTGCCGCCCATCGCGACACCCTTGAGGAACGCGTCCTGCTGCGTGTTGGGGGCGTCCATGTACGCGCCGGTCATCCGCTGAATCCAGTCCCCGAAACGGACCATGACGTGTGTGGCGTCCTTCTCGTAGTACGCCCGCAGCGGGTACGCGTCCTCCGGAGCCTTGGGGGCGGCGGTCCTCTTTGCCATCTGGCACCTCTTTCCTGGTCTCTGTGTTCCTAGTGGGGCCACCTTACTCCCAGATTCTACCCGGACGCAACCCCGCTCCGCGATCTGGCCCGGGAAAGGACCGCGATGCCCCGGGATCCGTCGAGCACCTCAAGGCACCGGCCCTCCCGCGCGTCCCCGGTCTCGGCTATGTCCTGTTCAACCGTGCCGAGCGAGCGCAGGTAGTAGATCATCACCGGAAGCCGGTCCGCTGTCCGGGACACCCGGTGTGCTCTGTCCTCAACCTGCAGTTGCTCGTCTGGAATATGGGTCTCATCCACGAGGATTACCGTGTCGGCCGCGTCGAGCGTAATCGACTCGCCACCGGCCCGGGTATTGATCATGCAGATCCGCACATCGTCGTCGTAGTCAGCGAATTTCTCCACGATCCGGTTGCGCCGTGATTGCGGAACCTCGCCCGTAATCACATACGACATATGCCCGGACTGGAACAACTCGTTCGCGAACAGGTTAATGACCTGCGTAAACTGCGAGGCGATTATTAGCTTTCCCTCGGATCCGCTTGCATGCGTTTCGGCAAAGTCTATGATCCAGTTGAGCTTATTTGACGGGCCGGTCATCCGGAACTCGCCATTACTGTCCATCTTGCCGTAGCACGTAGCGAGTTGCTTGAGCCGGGTAAGCTCCGCGAGAGATCCGTTAGCTACCAGAATTCCCTCGTCCACTTGCGCGCGGGCGTCCTGTTCCATTTCCCGGTAAACGCGGTCTTGCTGTTCGGTGAGTTCAAGCCAGATTCCGCGCGGCGACGACTCGTCCCGGGGATTGAGCGGCGTGCCCATGTATTCCTTCGGCGCGAGATCCTTTGCCACCTCCGCCTTCGTGCGGCGCAGCACATACGGGGCCAGGGTCCGGTTGTACGCCACTAGGGCATCCGGCCTAACTTCTTCCGAGGTGACAACCGAAGAGCCGGTATAGCTGCCTTCATCGTCAACCTCGTAGAATTGCCGCGCATAGCGCCAGTACGAAGTAAAACGGCCTGGATCTAGCCAGTTAAGCGTTCCCCACAGATTGATCGTCTTGCCCCGGAATGGCGTCCCGGAAAGCGCGATCTTGAATCCGCCCTCGGCAAGCGGCAGCCGGAACATCCCGAGCCGCCCCTGCGTGATCTTCGCCGCTTTCATTCCGGAACGGCTTACCGCTACTGACAAATGCGATTTGCCGATAAGCACGTTGTGCGACTCGTCAATGACAATCGCATCCCACGGCTCCGCGAACAGTCCCGGGTATGCCGGTGTCTCGTACCGGTTATCTTCCACCCAGTCTGTTTTCACCCGGGCCATTTCGGTGTTGCAGATAAGCACGTGCACAAGGCCCGGCTCGGCCGCATAGCCAGCATTGAACTTATCGCACACCTCCTCACGCCGTGCTTTGCTGCCGGTCGCCACGTAAGTCCGGGCACTGTCCCCGAGCCACCGTGCCGTCTCCCGCTCCCACACGGGCCGCATAGCGGTTAGACGGCAGAAGACCAATACCCGGTGTACCCCTGCGAGCGCGAGCGTTCCTAGCGTCTCTAGGGTCTTCCCGAGCCCCGGCTCATCGGCGTTGATGAAGTTGCGCGACTGCAGCCCGTAGGCCACAGCTACCGGCTGGTACGGACGCTTAACGAACGCTTCCGCCAATCGTGGCGCAAGTTCTGGAAGTTCCGGAAGTTCTGTGGAATGCGCCGATCGCATTTCCGTGAGCCCGGCCTCCCGTTCCCGCTCTGCCTCGGCCCACTCCCGGAGTTCCGGGCCGATTAGAAGCCGGTCACCGAACACCGTGCGAAGCTGCCTGCAGATTTCGAGATCGAGCGGGTAGCTCCAGCCGATGAACTTGTCCGTTGGCCCGGTCTTGTCCCACAGCGCCGATACCCCGTCGATGCGCTTGGCCATCTTCGGCCCCTCGCCGTTGAACCACGGCACCAGGGCAAGGATTCTCTTGTCTCCGTAGCGGTCAATTTTCACTACCACTGGCATTGCGTGCTCTCATCTCCTCCTGGGTTTTCGCCACGGTGGCGCAAGCGGTCGCCCGGCTCACTTCCCGCTCCTCCCGTACCGTGAACGTTTCACTGTCGCACCGGAAACCGTCGAGATGCCAAAGGCCGTAACCGTAGGCGTTGATATCAACGATCCTGCGATGACGGCCGCACCGGATAGTGATCACGTCAGATCGACTCATCCTCTTCTGGTTCAACACGGTGAAGCTCGACCTGTTCGCCCGTACGCCACAGCATATAGCCGTAGTACGTGCGGTGGACTTTCATCTCCTCACCGATGACGCCGGACATTTGCCTGGCCATTTTCTTGGCCTCACGGCGGAGCGAGCGGCATTCGCGCGGGCCGTCACGGGGAGACAGGTCGGCATCCCCGAACCGGTGGACCACGACGTAACGCACCACTACAGCATCTCCCACTCGATAGCTGGATTCTCCTGCCAGTCACCCTTCGCGTTCTCCTTCGGAGCGCGCTTGGCGTAGGCGATGTCGGTTGCCCCGGAATTGCCCCGGCCGAAGTCATCGAGCGGCTCGAAGCCGTCGAAATCATCGGCCTTCTTCGGCGGCAGCGCCGCGATGTAGCCGCGCATGTACGGGATCCCGTCGTCGTCCCGGATCTCGAAGTACTGGCCGTTGAGGAGCACGTAGAGAATCGCGTCGGGCGTGATGCCGTGCGGGCCGCAGACGCCCACCTCGTCACGGTGATCGTGCTCCTGGATCTCGGTGCGAGGCTCAAGCAGATCCTCGGTGATCGCCCACGCGTATCCGGGCCGGTCGCGGGGATCCATCCCGGCCTCGAAGAAACTGGCGTTCGGGTCGTTCTCGTCAACGCTCACGCTGCACTCCGTTCTCGTAGTCGCGGATCTCCTGGAGTTTTGTTTCGATTGCCTTCTTCACCGCATGCATGGCATAAGTACCACCGAGGTAGAATCCCGTCACGGCCCACCCTGCATACGCTAGATACCAGTCGAGTCGGGAAATTCCCGGACCCCTGATTAGAGAGTGAACAAGGTTGATGACAATAGCCGTGAGCACGGCAATCCGGAACAGCTTCCGCATCCCGGTCACCCGATCTCACCCCGGACACCGCGCGAGACGCCACCCCGGCCGCCCGACAGGTCGGCCTCGCGAGCGTGCTGGTCACCGGCCGAATATGCCTCCTGGTTGTGCTTGTGCGAGGCCCGGAGCCGGAATGATTTCGTATCCGGGTAAAGCTCCTTGAGGTACCTGTCGATGTCCTCCTTGGAGTTCCGCAGCACGAGCGCGGTTCCGGCCTCACGCTTGTTCTCAAGCTCATAGAGACGCCCGGACAGACGGCTCTTGTACCCTTCTGCGAACGACTTGATCCACTGAATCCTGTTGCCCGAGATGAGCGGCTTGACGCCGGTCTCCTTAGCCCACTTGTAGTAAACCCGCTTGACCGCCGACCCGGCCTTGGATGCCGTCGCCTGGTTCCCGTCCCACATCACGTCCGGCTTGATCCGCGCGATGTCGAGCCAGTTTAGGCCCATGTGATGAAGCCGGACGATGTTCTCCTGCTCGGGCTTCTCCGTCTCCCACTTCGGGGAAAGGCCGGATCCGAGGTGCAGGTACACCGTCGTGAACAAGATCTCGAAGAATGCGAGATCCGACTGGTACCCGTACACGACCGCACTGCATTCCACATTAAGCCGGTCGTAATTGTAGAAGAGCACCGAGCACCGGCAGTAGTCCGCGATCCGCGTGACGATGGTCACGAGATAGGGACGGGCAGGATTCTTCGGCCCGCAGATATCGATCGTGATCTTGGTGGGCTTGCGCCGGTCCCCGGCAGCCTTGGACGCATCAACCTGTATCTGGTCAATGGACCACTTGTCCATGAGCATCTGTGCCTTCTCGGCACATGCCCGCGATTCGGCCGGGTTGGTCTCCGGGTGCTCGGCCCGCTCGATAAGCTTCCGGACCCGTGACAGGATCGTGTCGAAGTCGGCCATCAAGCGCCCCCGTCCTGCACGACGAGCAGCAGTTCCCCAGGCTTGCAGTCGAGCGACTCCGTGATGTCCGCGATCTCGAATCCGTCCTTGACCGCGAGCGCGATGAGCGCGGCCTCACTGTCGGCTTCGTACGACGGCCCGGTTGCCCCGGCCGAAGGGGTAGCGATTGTGCCCTTCATCTTGCCTCCCGTTCCTAGACCTCCTAGTACCTAGAAACCTACCGGGTATCTGGCCCGGTAGGCAACTAGGTTCCACAGGTTCTGGAAGTTCCGGAGATCTCTGCTAGGCGACTTTCGGGAACTTCGGCTGGCTCCCCGTGATCGATCGGTACAGCTTCTCCAGTTCGATGTACTTCTGCTGGTCTGCGATGTACTCGTCGGGCATGTTCCGGATCTCGCCGGGTCTGCGCGGGTAGTCGGTGTCGTACTGCTTCATATTGCCCGCGATCTCGGTCATGTGCTTGTAGACCGATTCCGCCAGCAGGATGCCTTCGTCAAGGTTCCCCTTGACCGTGAACGCCGCTATCATGCCGTCCTCCCTAAGATCTCTTCGCTTCGCTATAGGCCGCTGTCTGCTTGGGCGTCGGGCGCTTCCACGTCACGACATGCAGTCCCTCACGAGTTCCGAGGTAGTCCAGGATCATGCGGAGTCCGACGAGACCGCAGAGTGAATAGAAAGCTCCCATTTTGCCCTCCTGGTTACGTGATCTTGGTGATGAACCGCAGGACGTGAATGATGCCCATCTCGTCCCGTACGAGCGGATCCCCTTCTGGCGTGAAACCCACACACTCAAGGAAATCGCCAACCTTGAGTGTTGAATCCCGGACTGCCTTCGCGACGGACGGCGGCATGTACTCGAACCAGCCGCGCTTGTGCTTGACGAGTCCCGGCAGCCCGGTTTCGATGAACCGGCTAAGGCCGCCGCTCACCGTGGAATGCGGGATTCCTGTGCCGTCCGAGATATCGCTCACCGACTGCCGCTGTCCCGGACGGTCCTTGAGGTACTGGAGCGCTCGCTCGGAGCCACCCCAATGCCGGATGCGCCTGCCGCTAACCGCCGCTGCCCCGGGCACGGCAACTTCCGCACCCGGGGCCTTCTGGTCTTCCACGTATCCTCCCGTTCGGTCCGGCCTACTTCTTGACGTAGGCGTTGAGCCCGAGCACGATGTTCGTGCCGGGGATCACGGTGTTGCCGCCCGTGGTGGCCACGATCGTGCTCTTGCCGCTGCCCGACTCGCGGAGCTTCTTGGTCTTGTCGATCGTGAGGACGACCTTGTTCCCGGTCACGTTCACCGTGATGTTCTCGCCCATGCTGGCCTCAGCCATTTCTGACCCTCCTGTTTTCTGTTGGAAGACGTGACGGGATTGTCACGCCGCTGCGAAGTACTGGATACAGACCGGACCGATACCGTTCTCGATCGAAGTCTCGTCAGTAAGAGTCCTGCCGCACCGGCAGCACACGCCGTAGATCCGGCCGAACTTGACCGCCTCGTCTAGCAGCATCTTGACGTGCCCACGGACAAAGCGGGAAGCAAGACCGAGGTAGAGCCAGTTGATCACGGCAGGCACGGTGATCGTGTCGCCGTCCCGCTCCGGCTCCCGTTCTATGAGGAGCCGCTTAGCGACCATGTTCCCGGAACCGTGGACCGCTTTGTAGACCTTGAGGATCTCGCCGGTCTCCGGGTGCCGGTACATCCCCGCGTCGGCGTCGGTGAACCCCTTCGCGTCTTTCGACACGAACCACTCCGCGCGAATCTCCCGGATCCTGCCGGGTGCATACTCGAACTTCCCGGTCTCCCGGTCAAGGACCGTCGCGTACGGAAGCCTGGTCTTCCCGGAGATCTTCACGCGGTATTCGGTACCGTCCGGGGACCGGTACAGGCCCTCCTTTAGCTGCTCACTGGATATCGGAACTCGTTCGCCGCTTACGCCACGCGTGGCGGAACGGGCCGGACGGGACGGGAACCAGCCGCGCTCGTTGCCCGGCTCCGGGGGAGCACCACCCGTGATCGCGCCCGCATCGATGTAGCACTGCTTCACGTCGGCAGCCGTAGCGTGTACCTTCTGGCAGTTGCCGCATATCGTCGCCATGTCTTACCTCCCTCATCTCCTGGTCCCTCCGTACCGTACCCCTCTTGCCCTCTCTTCGCAAAGGGGGTTCCGTAAGTTCCGGTAGTTCTGGGACTCGCGGGGAGAGTGGTATGCGGTAAATGCCCTCTTCGCCCCACTATAGGCGCATAAATTGTGATTTGGCAATTAATCACGCTTCCGGCTCGCAAAGGCAGGCGATCTCGGCTAGCATTGCTTCCGGTACGCGGACCCTCCTGGTCCATGTTCCTAGTGGCGCGGGTGGCCTTGCCCTCCCGTTCGGTCATCCGCGCCTAGGACACCGAAGGCCCGGCTCTCTATCCTCCCAACGCCGCAGGGAGTGCTAGGAGAGCCGGGCCTTCTCTGGTCTCTAGTTCCGGAAGTTCTGGAAGTTCCTAGAGCAGTGGCACGTAGAAGTACGGGGTTTGCGACTGGGAAGTTGTGATGGCCCCCATCGTGTCACCGATGTTCGGCGGAGTGGTAAGCCCGGTGCTAGAGGCTCCTGCCAGTGTCAGAGCATTAGTGATTCCGGTACCTGCCGGATTTCCTCCGGCCACCGATGCCCCGGCAACGAAGATTGGCGGCCCGCTCGCTGCCACCATTATCCCGAAGTAGTACGGGCCGTCGTACGGCAGCACTCCGGGCACAGTGAAGTCGAGCGGGTAGAAGGTAGCTGTGGCTCCCCACACCGTGGCCGCGTCCGTCTGGTCTGCGGTAACGAAGATTACCTTGCGGGAAGAGTCGAGAATCACATACCAGCCGTGTGTGCCGCCTGTCTTCGCGGTGCTGCCTGTGAGCGCGACTGCCCGGCCGATGGGGGTTCCCTTAGCTCCGCCGAACGCGACGAGGTTAAGCGTCCCGGAGACGACCGCAGCAGGGATAGCCGTGGCCCGCAGACGCGGCATAGAGGCCACCACGGCTATCTCCGGGTGCGTGAGCAGGTCCGGGTCGGTCGGGGTGGTCACGTCGGCCGTAGCGCCGACCACGAGCGCGTTGTTGAACGTCGCCGTCTGGTTCGAATCGGCAGTCCGGACGGCCGAGATGACGTACTTGGCTGCTGTGAGCGTCGGCAGGCCGCTGTTGACCGTGCGCCGGACAGTCCATGCGATTCCGTCCGGGCTGGTGTACCACTTCGCGACTCCGGATGAGAAAACGATCTTCCACCACTTGTGCGTCGTGCCGGAGAATGTCAGTGTCGTGTCGGAGTTCGTGCCACCGGACCGGCTCCGCATGAGCAGGTTGGTCCCGGCCCGGCCGATGGCCAGCGAGTTGTTCGCGTCCACCTGCAGTTGCATGAGCGTCGTCGCGCTGGCAGCGCTCGGCGTCGTGACCGCCTCGATCTCGGCCCGCTTCCCGGTGAAGTCGAACGCGCTCACCGAATCGAGATGATCGTTGCCGCTAGCCGTCGCGGTAAGCTGCAGTGCAAGGCTGGCGATTGTTGCCGTACTTCCCACTGGAACCGTCCACAGAGCAGAGAAGTTCACCCCGTCGAAGTTCTGGAAATCGTCCTCAACGTCCGGAGCCCAGATGTTCTCCGGATACGGCTGGGATGCGATCTCATTGATGAGATCCTCGAAGTAGGCGTTCGGGTCCGTTGGGGCGGGAGTCTTGCCCCCGCCGACCGAGCCCGGGACCGCTCCGTACGGGTTCGGCAGCGTGCCGTCCGTGATGTAGACGTTGCCCGCCCGGTATTCCCGTGCCAGGACAATGGCCTCATCCCGCTTGAAGCTGTCGTACGCCCCGAACACCACGTGCAGGAACCGGTCGGCCGCGTAGTTGATTTCCCAGCCCGCATTCGCGTGCGCCCGGTACATGCCGATGTCGCCCTCGAAGTTCGAGACGATATCGCAGGCCGTCATGTAGCTCTCGTCTACGACGGTGCCCGGGTTGATCACCACGATCCGGAGGCCAGTTGTCTTAGCCTTCACGTAATCGTGCAGGTCGGTGTAGTAGCCGAGGTTCGGCGCGTCGTTCGTGACCTCATCGAACATGATCCCGTCAACGCCATACCACGTGAACCAGTCATCGATCTGTGGCTTGACGATCGTGGCCGCGTCCTTCGTGGTGAATGCGGTATCCACGTAGCCGAAGACCAGCATTCCGGCCGCCTTCATTTCCGCGATCTGCGTGGTGAAGTCGGTGTTTATGCTGGTACCCGGACCGCTGTCCGCGTTGACGAATACGAACGACAAGTACGGCGCAGCCTTCTGGAATTCGGCCCAAGCGCCACCACCCGTGTCAAAGAAGGACGGGTACACGTAGAACGGGCCGCCGACCCGGATAATCGCGTCTCCGCTCTGCTCCCCGGCCGCTGTCGTCGTGCCGCCCCCGCCGAACGCGGCGATCTGCGCTTCCATCGTGTCAAGCTCTGCCGACGTGTCGGTGGCGAACACCCAGTACCGGGGACCGGCCCCCGAATTGGCATCGAGTGCCATCCTGCGCGTATCCGGCGATGTGGCCGGACCCTGGAACTCCGGCAGGAAACCGGCCGAGTCGGTGTCTATCGACGTTGCCGCAACACCCGTTGAGTCAAGCAGGTCGGTAATCTGCGAACCACCAGAAAGTGCGTCAAAAAACAGGATCGTTGCCGAGGCAACCGGCTCGGCATCACTCGTCGTCCCGTCAATCGAGAAAACCCAGTCGGTAGCCCCGCCGCCAAACTTGTGCCGTGCCATGTTGTCTCCCTAAACTGGCTGAATAACGAGCGGGCCTCTTACGACCGTCGTCTCTGCACTGTCCTCGTTCGCTATCGCGTCGATACGGTGCCACATCGTACCGGGAATACTCACATTACTGCCGGGAATCGTCACCGCAAGCTTGCCGCCCTCCGCATCGATTACCGAACCGTCAATCTGGACTCCGGTCTCGTCGTCCGCAGTATCCGTCGCCTTGATCGTCATCCGGATCGTGTAATCGGTGAGATCGAATGCGGCCGTCCCGTCGAACGCGGTGAATTCCCTGGTAACTGTATTTCCTTGCGGGACAGTAATGATAACCGTGCTGGCCACGACGAAGTTCCTTTCCATAATTCCGGTAATAGCGATCTCTGCAGTCATAACCGCTCCAGCCGGAGGATCCGGGCGGCCTGTCACACCTTGACCCGGATCCACCGTACCGGTTACCGGCCCCGTGGGGTGGTCCGGGAAGTTGCCCCCGGAAACGCGCATCTTCGGCAGCACAACCGCAATGTCGCCAGTGTTACCGGAGTCGGCCCGCACCCGCATTTTCGGCAGCGAAACACTTCCGCTGCCTAGCACGATTAGCGTGCCGTTTGCCAGCACCGACATCTTCGGCAGCCGGACGGCAGCAGCACCCGTAGTTAGCTCGGATCCGGCCGCCGAGACGCTCATCTTCGGCCGGGTGACGGCCACCACGCCGGTAACGACGACAGAGCCCGTCCCTGCGGCGCTCATCTTGCGCAGGGCGGCCGATCCGGTGCCGGTCACCACCGGGGCACCCGTAGCCTGCACGCGCATCTTAGCGAGGCTTACAGCGCTGCTCGCGGTCACCAAGAGTGTGCCGGATGCCGACACTGACATCTTCGGCATGCGCACGACACCGCTTGAGGACGGCGGCGGACCCGCATCTCCCGGTCCGGCCGCTGCCACAGACATCTTCTTGAGCGCTGCGGCAACCGTGCCAGTTACTGCCGGGGCACCCTCGATATCCACCGAAGGCTTGTGCATCGATACTGCGGCGGTTCCGGTTACCGTCAGGGTTCCCGAAGCTGCGGCGGACATCTTTGGCAACGCCACGCTGGCGAGAGCGGTAACGATGAGCGTGCCCGAGGCCGACACGGACGGCTTGTGCATAGAGACCGCAGCATCGCCAGATACAACCGGCGCACCTTCGGCGGCCACACTCATCTTCCGGAGCGTTACCGCCGCATCGGACGTGACGACGACGGAAGCCTCAATGTCTGCCGACATCTTGTGCATCGAGATCGCGATGTCGCCGGAAAGAGACAGCGATCCTGCCGCAGCCACAGCAGGCTTGTGCATTGAGATCGCGATGTCTCCAGTTACAACAACAGTTCCGGACGCAGCCACAGCAGGCTTGTGCATCGATACGGCAGCACTGCCAGATACCACCGGAGCGCCGGCCGCAGCTACGCTCATCTTGTGCATCGAAACAGCAGCCGTCGCTGTTACCACTTCGGCACCCGTGGCGGAGACCGAAGGCTTGTGCATCGAGACAGCAATAGTCCCAGACAGGGAAAGAGATCCGGATGCCGCCACAGCAGGCTTGTGCATAGAAACAGCGGCGGTCCCGGTCACCACCTCGGTTCCGCTCGCGGCCACCGAAGGCTTGTGCGTGTGGACGGCAATGGTTCCTGTGACAACTGGCTGACCGGCAGCAGCCACCGAAGGCTTGTGTGTGTGAACTGCGGCCGTTCCAGTCACGACGAGTGTTCCGGATGCTGCAACGGACGGCTTGTGTGTGTGAACTGCGATAGTCCCCACATCGGCCGCAGACGGGGCATCCGCGACCCAGATTCCCGCATATTCCTGACCGGTAGCGTTTCCCTTGACAACCTCGGTCCAGGTACTCCCGAGAAGATCGGAAACCGAGATCGTGACCGCGCCCGTAGCCCCATTCGATGCGACTAGCAAGACCATAAGGCTGCCGCCCGGTGGCGTGAACTGGCTCGTGGAAACAGACGTGTCTTGCGGAGCTACCGCAAAGCCGGGTGACGACGCGTCTTTCGTTGGGGCAACTCCGGAAACAGCGGGCAGTATTTCCAGTCCTGCAAAGCTGCCGTTGAAGGAGTCCACCGAGCCATAGGTGGCAGTACCGGGCGTAACTGTCGCCGCCGCGAACATCGTCCCGTACTGCTGACTCATCCAGTTGTCATTCTGGTCGTCTAGGGACGTGAAATTAGCCGTAGGGTTGTTGTTGCCTCCGCCAGTGGTTCCGGATGACCCGTTTTCCAGAGCACCGAGCACAATCGACCCGGCTGTCGTGGTGGTGATCGATGCTTCGTGAGCGGCAGCAGCCGACTGTGAAGCTTTACCGGTACCGCTGTTCTGTGTTGCGGCATTCTTTGCTCCGGTGTAAACCAGCAGCCGGGCCGATATTCCGGGCCTAGTTGACCCGCCCTGAGTGACGGTAACGATATTCGACCCGGCAGTAACCGACGGCCGTATTACCAGGATTACGGAACATCCGCGCGCCGTGGAATTAGAGGAGAAGCTCCCGCTGTCCGTGACTACCGCAGCGGTAGACAAACTAGCTTTATGCAGACAGGCAAGCTGCCCGGATGCCGAAACACCCGAACCGTTGATGTCCTTTGTCCACCCGGTTCCGGTGTCGGTAAAAGTCAGGCTGCCAGGAGTGCGCTGTATTCCGAAAACAGCCAGCCCCATGCATCCGGCCACCGATGGCTTCTCAGCGGTCGAGCATGTCATTGAGGTAAGAGTTGTGGTTGTGGTGCCGTTTGGCGTGCTCCCGAATGTATCGAGCGGCGAGTCGGTATCCGCACCGGAAAACTCGTAAAGAGTTACATCGGTAGCAGGAGTGCCCCCGGAGTTAGTGACGGTGAATGAGGGGGCCGAATCACTTCCGGCAGCTTTCTTTGTGAATACTGTGATTCTGACAGTTAGCGGAGTAGTACCGAATACTGTATTGGCACATTCATCTAGTTTCTTCCACCCGGAAGGAGTTGATGGCTCCCCGGATCCCGTGCCCGCTCCCGTGACGACAACCGCTACCAGAAGGTTATTTGCTGTAGTGGTGTGCCCGAATGATGATGTGCAGGTCTGCGGAGAGCCAGAAACGGCCGTAGCGGTGTGCGTGTTTGTCGGTGTCCCGACGACTGCAACGGCCATTGACCATCCCGTCTCTTAGGCGGGAGACCTGCCCCGGCTCCCGCCCCGTCGTAGGTTCTCCCCCTCCTTCGTCTATTCAGTCTGGGTTATGGTCATCGATGAAACCTGGATCACGTCGTGCTGCACGATCGACGTGGTAACCAGGTTGAGGTCGCATCCGGACACTCCGGCCGACCCGTCGAGCACAACCGTCGTGCCGTCGCTCTTGAGCGCCCGGAACCAGGCTGCCGTGCCCGTGGCGTCCGCGTCGGAGTCCTGCGTGATCGCGTTGGCCGTGCCGGTTACCACCTTGGAGCCCGCCGAGCCGGAGGCCACCGACGCGCCGAACGCGGTCGCGCCGAACGTGAGCGTGCCGAGGAGCGTCTGCGCGCCGATCGCGGTGTTGGCGTCGGTCGGCTGGCTTCCGGTGTATACCTTGATCGTCCCGGAGTTGAGCAGGGCCGTTACCGCGTCCACGGCAGCCTTGGCCGCTGTGTCCGAGAAGAATGGTGTGTTGGTCATAACCCCTCTATTCGTTGTTTGCTGGGTTTGCAGGTTCCGCAGGTTCCGGATGTTCCGGGATGTGCGGCAAGTGCGGCGGGCTGCGGCGGGCGAGTACCCCGGCCTTCTGCAGCTTGAAGATCGCGTAAGCCATCCACGTCGTACGGACTGGAATAAGCATCACAATGAATACGTCAAACCAGCCGAACCACAGGTCGCGCGAGTTGAAGCCGAAGTAGTACCGCATGATCGCGGGCAGCAGCGCAACCGAGATGAGAATGTCTAGTGCGATCATCAGTTGCGGGAACCGCTCCCGGTTCCATGGCCAGTAAGTGAGCATAACGAACGGAACCGCGAGTGAGGTCCAGAACGCTATCTGAACGACGACCGTGGCCACGATCTGCTGCAGGTGAAACTGAGTCACGATCCGCCTTTCCCTCTCTTCTTCGCCATTCCCTGCACTAGAGCGGTTACGTTATTCCGGCTTCGCAATTCTTTTAGGGGATCGATTGCGGTTGTCCTGGCTTCGCGAAGAAGACGTTCCGAGAGTGCTAGCTGCTCCTCCGCGCGGGCCACTCCCGAGGGATCTCCTCGTGTTATGACCATATTTCTTCTCCTCCGCCAGTGGAACATTACCCGTCTCTGACCTCCTGATGGAGAGCCCTGAGCACGTTGACGGATGTCTGCGCCGCCAGGACTCCCACTTCGTTGCGATCCCGCTCCTTATCGAGTGCTCTCGACATCAGGTCAATCTGCTTGTTCTTATCAGCAATAACCTCATCCTTAGCTGTCATCGCTGCCTGGTGAACTTTCCAGGTAATAGATCTGGTAGTTATGAATGAGCCCACCCAGAGCAAGAGGACAACAAGCGCTCCTGCGCCCCCTGTTATGAATGGGAGGTAATCCTTTAGGTCCATCCCTCCCCGCTCTTCAATTGTCAGGTGACGAACCAGCGAACCGTTGCGTTGACGATCTTTCCTGCGGCGACGGCTTCATTTGCGTAGAGAATAACCGATCCGTCGGTGTCCACGAAGACCGCAACGGAAAGCACCGGGGGAACATTGAAACCTCCCCAGCCGGACCCGAATTCGGCAACAGTCGGACGGTACCCGGTCGGCACGACGAGCGGGGTCGAGCCGTTCGAGTCTGACGTTCCGAGAGTCGAGCCAACTCGCTGCAGTGCGAGCCGCATGTGGACCGTGTTCCCGATCTTCCGGATCCGGCATACCGCGTCGGCATTCCACGCGGCAGCCTGCGGGCCGTTGACCGCGAGAGTTACCCAGCCAGTATCAGCTTCGACCGGGTTGTAGTAGCTCCACGACGAGCCGTTCCACAGCACCACCTTGGCCGTATCCACCTCGTAGGCGAGTGTGGGGCGCGTGGGCGTCGGCCGGGTACCCGAGTTGATGATCGCCACCGGGTTGCCGGAGAATCGGCGATAGTCCAGCAGCGAAACGAGCGAGCCGTCCGAGCTAGACTGCCACTGCCCGAGCAAGAGATCGCAGAATCGCGTGGTATTCAGGATCGCTGGGGGCGTCGGGGTTGCCGAAGGGGTGCCAGCAATAACTACCGGCTGCACAACGGTCGCCCCGGTCGTGCCCTGCCGGTCGAGCCGCAGCACGAGCCGGTCAATCCGGTTCTGTCCCGAAGCGGCCGGGATTGCCGTGGACACCGGAGCATCGGTGCCCCACAGTTGCCCACGGATCACTGCGTTTCCCGCAGCAGCTACAGCCGTGCGCGCCCCTGTGTTGAGCGACACCTTGAGATCGGTCGTTGACGTATCTCCGGCCACGCCATCGGTGATGCCCATTGACAGCATCAGGTTTTCCCACTGCGCCATAGTGGTGATCTGGGTAAACGCGTTCGGCGCTGCGTTCGCAATCGTCATGTCGTCCCCACGCGGCTAGAGAGAGCGCGCTCGATCTTCCGGACACGCTTTGTTAGCTGGTTTGTCAGTGATGTAGTCGTGTTACCGGCATCGGCAGGTACGCCTATCGTCGGCGTAACAGATACCGGAGGGCTCTGTGATCCGTCAAGCATTAGCTGCACTTGCGAAACGATGTCCGAATACTGGTCTCCATCGGCAACCTCTACAGTTACCTTGTCCCCTAGATAATAGTCGGTCCCGAACTCCAATTGCGGGAGATCCTGCGCCGACATTGAAAGCGTGGGACTCGCTATTCCCGACGCTATCGCGTCATTCCCGGATTGCGTGTTCTGAGTAGCATCCGTGGAACTCGACTGGTCTACGAGCGTCTCAATTTTCGTCCACGGATTCCCGGCTCCGGTTCCTGTTACCAGAATCGGGGTAACCTGCCCGAGCACGCACGCATCGGTGAGCGTGGGGTCTTCGATCTGCAGCCCTACTGAGGTAAGGTTCCCGAGCCGCTTGGAGAAGTAGGCAGTTCCCGACAGGTCGTTCGGCTCGAACACATCGAACGTGATCCCGCCGCCACCCTCGTCCAGCATCACAGACACGCCTAGCGGCCCGCCTGTGGCGATGAGGCTCCGGATAATGTCCATGAGCCCGAGATCCACGTTGGCCGCGAACTTGACCGTGTAGGAAACCGTTCCGCCCCGGGCTAGGTTGCTGGCAACGGCAAGAAGCGGGAAGCGCCTCGCCACGGCTGCCGAAGGACCGAGGTTCGCGGTCACGAAATGCTTGATCGCCGTCTCGCACGGCACCGCACTCTGCACGTCCGAAGCGGCGTAGGTCTGGCTGCCCCACGCGAGGGTTGGAGCCGGGAAAGCTAGCCGGTTGGCGACAATAGCTTCCAGTGTTGCACCGGACAGCACAATTTGCTCACCAACGGTGAAGACAGCGGCCGAGTTAACCCCCGGTACCGAGTTCTGGTATGCAGGGATCTCGCACTTGCCGCCAAACTTGAATTGCCCTCCCCAATTGAACCAGACAATGAATCCTTGGTCCGCGAGCATGTCTTGCAGCAGGTTCCACAGCGCGTCGGTATACGGGACCATCGTGGACCATGAACCAACCTGGTTGAACAAGAGATTGGCACTCATGTTCTCGATATTCAGGACGCCCTGAGAGGTTAGGGTGGACGCGTCGAATACCTCGGCCGACACATTGCCTTGCAGACCGCTTCCGATGCTCACGCTCTCCCCCATCTCCGGGTCATGAGCATCTCAACACTCGTGCCGTCGCCGCCACTGGTCATAGTGATATTGACCTCGTTGTCTCCGGGCACGAGCGCCCACAGGTCGGCCGGGGTGGTCTGCGTGATCTCGGCCCACTTGTTCACGGCAGAGTCGTTGACGGCGCTCTGCATGCCCGGGGCGGTCACTACGGTGAGAATCTCGCCGTCCGCGAGCGATGCGGAGAGTCCCCATGAGCGGCCGGTGGTGTTGTTTGTGATCTGCGGCGTTCCCGGACCGGTAATAACCCAGGTCGGGAATGCGTCCTCGGTGCCGGAATTGGCGATTACCACGTCTCCGAGGGACGTAGCTCCTGCCAGTGCTATCGGCAGCAGCGGCAGGATACCGATGAGGTTCTCGACCTTGACGTTATCCCCGTAAAGGTTCGTGGTGGACAGCGGCGTTCCGGTTATCTGGTAAAACAACTCGATAAACCCAACCGATCCGTCAGTTGGAACGGAGTAGGTCATGGTCTTCGTAACCGGTGTGCTAGCCGCGAGCGAGAACGCAGCCGGGAAATCGGCGTCCACAAATGTCGATCCATCTGGCGCATAGGCATTGATGCCAATCTGCGCCGCGCTCGTGATTACCGCGTTGCTGTCGAGCGTGATCGTGTACTTGACAGACTGGCCCGGGGACACACCGATAAGCGAAGACTGGGCGGACGGCTGCGCGTGCGTGCCGTCGCCGTGAAGCTTGATCGAGTGCGTTCCGCTCGACGCGAAATCCGTGCTCTGGGTTAGCGACGCTCCGGTGGCGAACGTAGCCCACCCGTCTGTGCCGTCCTCGAAGTCGAATGACTCCAGGGTAACCAGATCGGATGTGTCTTCGAACAGGAACGGCTCGGGTTCTGGGTCGTAGAAGTACGGGTCCACGGCTTCGAGCGTGAGCACGTACGTGGTGAAGAGCAGCCCGGAAAGATCCTTAGAATCGTTCGGCTGGTCAAGACCGGCTACGACATACACCGTGCACTGCCGCGAGCTTCCGTCCGGACGTTGCACAATGAGTGTTCCTGGTACCGGAATCCCGTCCCGGATCGTGGTGAACGCCTTCGTGAACCGGTCAAGCAAGTTCAGGTAATCAAGCTGGCCCTCGGCATTATCCGTACTCATGATAAAGATCGTCGCGAAGACGTTCCGGACCTGCGGGATAAGTGTCTGCAGCACCGCGCCGCCTTGCACGAGCGGAACCGAAGATGCTGCGACTGGGATTCCGCTAAGGCCAACAATGTCTTCGCAGATAATCCCTTCGGTCATATCGGGATCCGAAAGGAACCAGGAATGCCCGTCCGGGTCGATGTAGGTAAGCTGGAGTGGGAGCGGCTGCGGCGTGATCGCCACGGTTGCCGGAGGGGGTCCGGCGGGGCCAACTCCTGCACTCCTGAAAAATGGCATCTACTGTCTCCGCCCCACTCTTTCCCGCGAAGCTGCCTGCATGTCCATTGACCGGAAAGCGTTCTGCACTCTCGACTCGAACACCGAATCTGGCATAGTGAAGTTGGCCGTGTAGTTCGTGGTGGCCGACATCCCGGCTTGCACCGCGCGCTCTAGGGTGCCCCACTGCGACGGCGAGAACACCGGCTCGGGCTGCCCGGTCCCGTTCATCCCTAGGTTCATCCCCGGCATCATCCACCCGCCGTCGTCATACCAGTTGAACTGCCGTTCATGAGCCCACGCACCGGCCGGAGTCAGGTATCTGCCGTGGATGTAGCCCATTCCCCAGCGCTCCTGCGTGGCGGGGTTGGTGCGCCAGTCGGCACCGGCCGATGCCATCTTGGAGGCCGGGAGGCTCTGCGGGATTCCGTACGCTCCTGAACTTGGGTTTTCGGCGTACTGGTTCCAGCCGGATTCCTGATTCCACAGGGCTTGCAAGTACGGGAACTGTGCTGCAACCGACCAGCCGAACAGCGGCATTAGTTCCTTGGCAAGCTGCTGGTTAGCTGCCGCCCCGGCACCGTGCGCGCCGAGCGAGCCACCGGGCAGCGCCGCACTCTTCGCGGCGGTTTGGGCGGTCTGCATTGCATCCACAATCGCGTTGCCGACCGCTTGTGTCAGTGTTGATTCGGTTACGTTGTAGTCGTGCTTGATGATCGTGTCGGCCCGGGGGAAATCACCGATCGCACCACCGATAAGGCCACCAGAGGCAAACCCGGGAATCGAGCCGCGCAAGTGGTCAACTGCCCCGGAAGCCACAATCGGCGGCGGCACGATTAGCTCTCCGCGCTGCACCGCTACTATCTGGTCATCAACGCCCATTGCCCCGGAGTTCACGTACATACCGTGAGCCGCCGCGAAAAACTGGGCTCCGTGCCCCTTGCCACCCTCGATCTTCTGCTGAATAGTCCAGTGCCCGGCACCGTTGATGTCAATGCCGACATGCTCATTCTTCGGGATCTGGTGAATGATCTTAATGAGCTTGTCGATTTCGCCGCGCACACTCGCGTTGTGATCGCCAAGCTGCCGCAGGAATGGAATCGACTGGTTCAGGACTTGCAAGTCGTGTGCCCGCTGCGTGCCGGTCGCGGTGAGTGTGGCCGATGCCAGATTCTTGAGGTCACCAAGCGTCGTCGCGTAGGCCGAGAACGAGTTGCGCTGTGCCTGTGTCTGGTCTCCG